GCCCGTATCGCATCACGCTTGCGGTCATACATGACCTCACCAACGGCAGGCGTCGTGGCCTCCTTCTCCCTGGCCTTCTGCTCCAAGATATGAAGATGCTCCACGCCTTTCATAATCACCCTGTCTACCCTGTTAAGACGCGACATTATGAACCTCCCCAATTGAGTTTTGAAGGTGCTTCCGATGACGGATACGCCACGCCTCTTCTTCACTACCTGTCATTGCCCTCATCAGCAGTCTATCATGCACCATGAAACCGCAAGGGAAAATCCACATGGGATTGCTGAACAACTGCATTGCAGCCGTCATAAACGACGTGCCTCTTTGCGCTGTCTTCAACCATCTCTGTCACGGGGAATTGAGCCTGCATCCACTCACCCCAACAGAACGGACAGAAGGAATGTTCACTCCGTTTCCTGCCGCCATCTGGTAAGAGAACTTGAATGTCAATGTATTGGCGTTCAAACACCCCGTGGATAGCGCACTCCATCATGTGAGGCGTGGGGAGAGACAAACTCATTCCAATCCCTGAAGCAACAAACGTAATATCCTTTTCCATCTACGTCTCTCTTCTTCCCGTTCCTGGCCCAGACGGGGCTGGCTTTACCGTTTCACTTGACAACGCTTGCCTTATCTCACCTTGCGCCTCAGTCGCAGGCGGAGTGAAGCCATCACCAGCGGGTTGAGGAGCAGGGGCACTCCCGTTCTGTCCCTGAGCGGCCATCAACGCCAGTTGCTCCTCGTACATCGGCTGGACACCCTCGCCACGCCGTATCTTCTCGGCCACAGCCGCAAAGAGAATGGGGTCATTCATGACGGTCTCAAGGTCTATCTGGTCTTGCTCCCCACTGGTATCATCCAGCATCATGTCCTCCTCCCAGAACCGCTTCCGACTCTTCAGTTTCTGCAAGACGAGTTGGGAACCCTGCTGGACCCGTTGCATCCTCACCGCCTCATCCGATTGAGGATACTGGGCGGTGATGTGATAGGAACCATTGAGCATTGCAGGGGACAATCTGTGACCCTCAACAGTGATGGCCTCTCCCCAGGTGGCAAGCATCTGAAGATACATGCTCATCACGTCGCCTGTCATATAGGCAAGCTGCTCTATGGTCTCCACAAATCTGTTTCGCGCCAGGGCAACCATGAGAGCGTGCTGTCCCACGGTATCCACACCAACCTCACGGCTTCCAAACGACGGCCTGGGTATTGTGGCCTCCACTATCTCGGTATCAATGCGAGTAGCTAACTCCGCCATGAACTGAGGCAGTTGAGGAGAGGGTAAGAACCCCATCGTGCGAACATCAACCCCCCCTACGATAGCCTGGGAAGACAGGGCAAGTTTGGCAGCGAGTTCCTCTGCACTACCCGCGGTTGCCAGTACCCCAAAGGCAGTCTTGCCCCATATCTCCATCTCAGCACTACGAATCTGGTCATACTGCTGAATCAACTCCATGACAGGCCAGAGGATACCCTGGGCTATCTTCTCAGGTCGCAATCCATCCTGATTCGCTTCGGTGTCACCAAAGCCACCAAAGGCATGACGAAACGGCACAAGACCGTGGCGATTCTCCTCTTGCAGGATGATCGCACCCCCAACCTCCGTCGTAGTGTAGTCAGGCGTGTAGTGCCGGGTGACATCAAGCATCTCAAACGCTGCACCCTCCAGTTTATCACCCACCAAGATGATATTCTCACCATCCTCGGTGTCCATAGCGGCACGAGCATCCTCCAGCATGGCATTGATGTCCCGACGATACATCCTGAGCCGTTTGACTGTCAAGGTGGGAACACGCTCAAAGGGCGGTATCAGAACACTGTATGGATGGATGGGCAGTAGCAAGAAGGGATTGAAGTTGGCCTTGCGTTCCTCATAAGTCTTGACCTTTACTTCATAGTCTGAGTCTCCTCGCTCAGGGGGACGCGGCTTTCCAGCAAGCGAAAAACCTATCTCGAATCCACCGTAGCTGTACTTTGCCATGTCCCGCCCAACTATCTTGGCCGGTATCCTCGGTTCCGCACGAGACGAACTTGTCCAGATAACAGTTGAAGCGATTTCCACCTCATCCACGTCGGTCTGAGTCTCTTTGGGCTTCTTATCCTGCTCATCCCTCTTAAACCGCGGCTTATACGGCATGATGTTATCGGACACATGGTCAAGGATAACTCGCCCGCGGTTGCTCCGATACGTGGCTCGCTCCTTAGCCTCAGCAGGAGGCCACACGGCATATGTTCCATTGGTAAAGGTATCGATGATAGCCCATTTAGCATGGGTGGCAGACCACGCCTTCTCAAGCTCGGTCCTATCACCCTTGATTTGCGTGATGTCAGGTTGAGACATGGACAGGAGCCTCATCGAGATGGATTATGTTGCCACCACAACCATTCAGTATGCAATAACGACCCAGCCTCAAGGGGGGTTCATTCTCACACTTGTCGCATCGGCCCCACGGTTCCGGAGAAGGGGCTTTGCCAAGCCAACTCTCGAATAAGAACAGGAGATGATAAAAGTCCCCTGGGGACAACGCCGCAAGAGGAAAGGGTCTATCCCCGCGCGCTTTTACCACAAGGGCTTTGATCTGTTGCTCTAGTGTCAACTCCTCACCCGATTCAGAATTATGCAAGATGCTCAATATCTTATCGCCTCCCTGCAAAGCTGGAATAACGCGTAGGCGTTGTTGAGATAATACTGAACTTCGCATACTTCCTCATCTTCCACATGATGGCGTAGGCCATCACTCGGTCATCATAAGCCCCTGGCGCAGCTTCGGCTCTCCCCTTCTCGTTGCGTATGAAGGTCATCATCTCACCGACTCCCGCCCTCGACCTGACCACCATCTGCCGGTTCCGCACGGCCTCGGCCAACTCTCCCAGCATTGGGGGCCTGGTTTTACCGTCTGTCTGCCATCCTGGTTTGCTGGGCTTGGCCGCATTATAGTCGGCGTAGAAGAGTTTGTCACGACACTGGCTGCCACACTGCTTGAACAGTTCGACCACCTTGTCCACCACAACGACACTCTCCCCATCCCGTTCCTGTCCATCACCCGCTATTTCCAGACCCGTGTAGGCGTGGTTATACATGACGTGCAGATTAAAGCACTCCTGCGCCATGTCGTCCGGGTGCGGCCTGCCGTGCAGTTCGGCTACCTGCTCTCCCGTCACGAAGTCCGACACGGCGGCGCACCCAAAGCTCCCTGTCTTACCCCAGGCGGTGTCAGCGCCAAGAATGTACCTGCCTGCTACCACTGGCTTCCGCCAGAGGGAAATCAGGCCCCGTACCATCTCCCTGGGTTCCATACAATCGTCCAGCATGGCGGTCATGGCGTCCACGTCAAAATAGCTGGTCTGGCGCGCCAGGATGGAGGGGTTGCACATGTACGTCATGGCGTACATCCCCTCACCCTTCTGGGCTTTGAGGGCAGACAACTCCTGCCGAGGGAAAAGCTCAGGACAGAGCAGGTCGCCCCAGAGGTACTTACCCTCGGCGGGGTTCTCGATGAGACGCAACCCAATCTGCTGCAAGTCGGAGGTCAAGTCCATGATGCCCCACCGAGTCAGTATGGCAAAGATGTTCCCACCTGGCTTCAAGCGGTCCACCATAACACCCTTCACTCGCTGCCTCTGCTGGGTCATCGTGGCCTCAGAGATGATGTCCTGCTGGTCCGTGGGGTCGTCTATGATGATGCGGTTGATATGAACTCCCTGGTACGGCCCGTCAATACCTGTGCCATAAAGCGTGGCGTAGGGGTTATTGGTGTCCTTACGCTTCACAAACAAGGTGTCTTTGCTCCACCCGCGCTCTTTATCAGGCTGCACTTCTGGAAACACAGCGCGGTATCGGGTGTTATGCTCAATCGTATCCTCGATGGACATCACCTGCCTCATGGATTGAGCCGCAGTGTTCATCAGATACAGCGTGGTGTCATCCGGGTCTCGCCCAATACACCATTCGACGTAATAAGCGCAGAGGGTGGATTTCAATGAACCAGGCGGGGCTACAATGAGGGTGCGTGAGGCTGGCTTCTGTAGTTCCTGCGCCCAAGCGAGTTGATGGGGGTAGAGCGGCCTATCGTGTACGAAAGCGCAGTAGTCGCCAAAGTTCTGCTGCGCCGCCGCCGCGTCAAGTTGCTTAACGAACAGAGCAGTGTCCATCATGTTGACGATGCCCCCCGTCCCTATGGCACGAAACGCGTTGCCAATATCCCTGCCAGCGCGAGCCCCATGAAGACGAGACAAAAGGCCAGCATCACGATACGCTCAATACGAGTCATGCACAACCTCCTCTGGACGTATGATACCCGCATCCAATCGTTTAGCAAACTCCAGGATTCTTTCCATAGCGGGGTTGTCACATTCAAACCCCTCCCCGTAGAGGTCTCGCCACACCTCTCGCAGGGCATTGCCTGCAACCTGAAGCGCCTTCGCCGTCGCAACGTCGGCTACGGAACGTACGGCCTCCTCTTGAATACAATCTCCCAAAGATATGGGGTGCAGTGCGCCCCACATCTCCTCCTCCGTCAGCTTCGCCTCGTTGATATCCATTACGGTTCCCCTCACTTCACTGACGATTAGGGTTGTCGGCGCCTGTGGCCATGTGTGTCTTTTCGTCTCCAAATTACATCCACATAGGCTGATACCATACCGTCAACCAGCCCTCGCCCCGCTTCTCCCGAACAATGCGAGGCTGATAGAGAACAGTGACGGCGGCCTCTCCCTGCCCCCACCGACTCCCCCCTATCGGCTGCAGGGTCATTCCACCCTCCAGGTTAGAGGGTTATCCAGGGTCTCATACCACCAATCCTGGATGAGTTTTCTGAGTTCAACTTCGTCCCGTAGCCCTTCGTTAATCTCCGTAGCCAATAGAAAGGCTGTCCCCAGACACTCCTCCCAATCACAGCCGTCTACGTTATCAGACCTGAGCGTTATGATTGGTTCCATCATCCCACCTCCCCGGGCTCTGGTCGCGGGATGCCGGCCTCTAAAAGCGCATTTGACAGCTTCAACACCACCATCTTTACGGTGTCTTGTGCTTGCTGCCCAAGAAGAACGCCCGCT